CTTAGTTGCCGCTGGCTTGAGAACCAGTCTTTGTAACCCTCTTTAATTGCAGTGCAATCAAATGGTTACTTAATTTAATAATTAAGGAGACCGTTGTGGTTGGATATTACAAGGATACTCGTCACGCTCTGAACATGCCCTCCTATAGGGTAGGTCTGGATCGTGGCTCCGGCGTTAACTATGCCGAATCTGCTCCGTTCGAATATTTGCTTCCAAATATCGAACAGACTCAGAGGTATCCTGGATATCAGGATTCTGTTTATTCTTATAGAACGAACAGATCGTCTCTTCCCGTTAATTCGTCTTCTCCGAACCTCTTGGGTGATGTTCCCATCATCCAAGAGCTTAGAGAGGACAAGCCGGATATCCCAGATACGGGACACGATTTTGATTCTGTCCAGCATCGATTGATTCATTTCAATCTTCGCAAAAGACAGATCATACCGTTGTCCCGTCAATGGGATGGTTCGACTTATTACGGGCCAGTTGGCGGAATCTTTGCTTTCGAACCCAATTTCGGTGTCGAAAAGCTTGGACTCCGAGGATCCGCTGGTGAACAGGGTATTACCCTTTTCCCCGACGTTCCTGATTTAACCCCCAACTGGGGAACCAAGGCTATTGCCAAGGTTGCTCCGACGAAACCAAATGCCTCTATCGCCGCATCTTTACTTGAGCTGCGTGATGGATTGCCGAGTATGCCCGGTAAGGCTCTCAAAAACGCTAGGGGTCTTGGAGATCTCACGAAAGTGGGACCTGAAGAGTTCCTTAATATCGTTTTTGGGATTACGCCTACCGTTGGGGATATTCGCTCCGTTTACCTGGCTGTTAGGAACCAACATAAGATTCTTAAGCAGTTCCAGCGTGATTCTGACAAAATTGTCAGGAGGAGATATGGTTTTCCTTCGATGCGCGATTCGCAGGAGTGGACAGCTGATATAGGTTATGGTGGCCTATACTTCTATCCTTCTTCTGCCAACTTTCCAGCGTCCCAAGCAGGGGCTTCTGGTATTGTTGGTTCGGGCAACGACTACACCACACATCGCATGCTCACTAAACAAGATACAATCTGGTTTAGTGGTGCTTTTCGTTATCATCTTGCTTCAGACACTAATGCCTGGGGCAGGATTGAGCGGACTGGCCAATTGGTCAATCAGCTCCTAGGCTCACGCCTAGACGCAAATGCACTTTGGCAAGCTATGCCATGGTCGTGGCTCGTCGATTGGTTCAGTGACGCTGGCGATATTATCGCCAACGCCACTTCTGCCGCTCTCGACGGGCAACTGTTGCAGTATGGGTATGTGATGAAGAAATCAACACACATCAATACCTTTACCGTCAAGCGCGTAACCTTTAATAACGGTTTGCGCATTGACGATCTGTCTTCGTCTTTCGTCACTCAGCGAAAGCAACGGAACAGAGCAACTCCTTACGGGTTTGGTCTCAATACTGACTCGTTTACTGATCAGCAATGGTCAATTCTTGGAGCCCTTGGTTATACCAAGGCCTTCAACAAACTGTTCTAACACCTCGAGCAGTCCAATTAAATAATAATCGAATATTCGAAGAATAGAGTAATGCCATGGCTTTCAATGACCCTCAGACTATGGACGTCGCCGGTACTGCCGTTGCGCTTCCGCGCACCGGTTCTGGTATCAATTCTGGTACCTTTAGTACTAACGACGGCACGGCTAAGCTTTCTGTTTCGCATACTTATGCGAAGCGAACGCGCCGTGTGATCCGCGTCGACCTTAATAAGGTCGCCGCTGATCCCTTCGTGGCCGGTAACAGCAACAGTGTTTCGATGTCCACTTACGTGGTTATCGACGCCCCTAAGCAGGGGTTTACTGCTGCTGAGCAGGTCGCCGCAGTTGCTTCGCTTGCGAAGCTTCTTACGGCATCCACGAATGCTCAGCTTACTAAGCTTGTCGGTGGTGAGAACTAAGTTCTCCCTAAGACTTTCTCGGTAGCAGAGCAGTAATCTGATGAATGACTTTATGTATGTCATTCTAGGTGTATCAGTTGCCCTTTCGGGCATTTCGCTGATGGTGGTTAACGCTGCCATCAACGGGCGTTCCCCTCGCGGGGGTCGCCACTGATATAGTCACATATGGCTAAAGGAAGACCTACCCCCAATATGAATGGAGGGGCCTTGAAAAGCCTTATGTTACTCGTAGAGTCAGTCCTCAATGATATTGAGGGCTGGTGCGGCACTAGTACCCGACTTGATCTGAAAACAGTCAAGTCGCGTGTCGAAGATGAAGGTGTATCGTTTCTAACGATTACACTTGCAAACTTTGGTAAAGACCTCCAAAAAGGTCTCGACCAAGGTTTTGTAGATCACGACCTCTTTAAAGGATTTTCCTTTAAGGGCGGTCTCCCCCGATTTCTCGGAGGTTTCCTTGATCTTATCTTCGATAGGAATGGTGGACGTTTACTCATTAATCCGTCAGTGGTAGCTATCCGAGCCTTGCGTCAGTTTACACTGATGTGGGCAAAGATCTTGCTTGATTGCTCTGATGAGCGTATCAAGGCTGCCTTTGACGAATATATTGAGACTGAAC